AAATAGCATTAACAGTGCATTTTAAAAATGATTTTTGATTTAATTTACTAACATACCGAAACCAACAAATTAGTTGGAGAAGGCGAGACCACCCATACCGGACTGGATGCGGAGGACGTTGTAGTTAGTGGCGAACATGTGCATGGTGGTCGCGTTGTTAGCGGCACCCATGGTGACGGCGACCTGCGCGTTGTCGATGCGCGAGAAGTTGCAGGTACCGGTAGGTTGGTGCTCCTCGGGCTTGAGCGCGAAGGAGTACGCGTACACACCGGGGTAAGGGGTACCGGTGTGGTGGTTGAAGGGTTGCACCTGGTTGAAGTACTTACCCTTCTGAGCCTTGAAGCGATCCTGACCGTTGAGGATGAGCTTGAACTCGGACAGAGGACCGACGGCATCCTCAGTGAAGGTGGCGTTACCACCATCAGTACCGAGGGTGAGGAGAGGGGAACCGTAGACCGAGGGGGAGATCACACAGTTGGACACGAGACCCTCAACATTGGAGTTGAGAACGATGTTCGCGTCAGTGGACGCGGAGGTGAAGTTCCACAGAGTGTTGGGGTTGGTGGCGACGTTGGAGAAGCACCACACAAGCTCCTTGACGGGGTGGTTGTACGAGAGGCGGACCTGCTTGGTGGCGGAGGCATCGACGGTATCGGCACCAGTGTGCTGCACCTGCTCGATCAGGTACTCGTGACCCTTCTGGGCGAAGCGGCGACGCTCTTCGGTGTCCAGGTAGATGTAGTTAGCCCACACCTTGAAGGTGTTGGCGTTGCAGTAGGTGGTGAAATCGGACGCAAGGTCGATGTCGACACGGACTTCATGGTACTGAAGGGCGATCAGGGGCAAGTACAAACCGGGGTTCCTGTTGAAGAAGAAGAACAGGGGGAGGTAGACAGACTTGCCGGTCACACCAGTGGTCATCTTACCGTACGCAGCCTTCTTGGACTCGTCGAGGTAAAGCTCGGAGTACAGACGCCACCACTTCTGGTAGTGCTTGTCGACACGCTGACCACCGATGGAAAGCTCGACGTTGTTGATGGCGCGCTCGGCAACCCAGCAAGCAGTGGTCGACGCGTCGGTGGCGGAGAGGAGTTCGATGTACATGTCGCCGACGAGATCACCGTTACGGGCGACAGTCACGGACACGCGACCGGAACCAGCGGCAGTACCGTTGACGGTCTGCTCGATGTTCTCCATCGCGAAGTTAGTGTGGCGCTTGTATTTCGCCTGGAAGAAGGTCACCTCAGGGTTACCGGTAAGGTAAACATCCTGGGCGCCGTAAGCTACGAGTTGCATAAGACCACCGGCCATTTTGAGAGTTGTTGTACTCTATACAGAGAAAATAATTCCCGGGGAACGCGCATTTATCGGTTCCAAAAATTCTCAGTCTACAACAAATGTCGAAACAGCCTGATGAAATTGAAGAAGGGGAAATCATCCAAGACGATTATTCGGATGAGGAGGAGGAGAGTATCATCGATGTTGATCAGGAAGATGATGAAGATGAGGTGGATTTACCCGAACTCCTCGGAACATTTTTCGCCACAGACAATGGTGACACTGTATGCAGCGCTATCGTAGATATTTCTACCCATATGCAAGTTCAAAATAAGATTTTAGTGAAAATCCTTGCCCAACTTCAGAACATGAAAAACTAATTAAAAGAAAAGATTGTATAATTAATAATATGGAAAACACTCACTTCATCGATAAGGAACCCAACAGGTATGAAGCCCTCACGGAACTTCATAAACAGCAAATTCAGTCGATGAATGAGGAACAGATTATGAATGTGATGACCAAACTGGAAAATGCTTGGGATCTTCACACGAAAGATTTTTTCAGTTCGCGTAATCTGGGGTATAGGCAATTCATAGATCGTTCTTATTTTGACGAGTATGGGTCTATTTCACCGTCGAGAATCGATCTAATGTCGATCAGAGACCTTAAAAAAAGACATACGGATTTCATCATCGAACTGAGAAATCATGTGAATAATTTAAAAAAACAAAAGCGTGACGTTGATGTTAATGGTATGAGCATCGATAAACGGATCGCCAACATCATCCTGCACGTTGAAGATGGTTTCGAAAACATTAGAAGACATTACATTTCTTATGAACGTGTCGATACACCAACTATCGATCCCCAATTCCCACGTTTCTCTGATCCATCTACGATGAATGACGACGACATCGAACAAGCTACACCTTTTCAAAAATGTCTTTTGTTTACCCTCGAGGAGACGTATAAGTGTGGTTACCGTAGATACAAGGGTCATTGTTGTGAAGAGATTAAGACTGTAGAGGGTCATCGAACCCGTGCTTGGTCTCCTAAATTCCCAATCGATAAATTCGTATATTCCCTTGCACGTAAGGATTGTATGTTTGATATCTGGAAAAACTTTACGAGTAGGGGTTCTATCGCGAGAGATGTGATTGATAACATCTCGAAGTGTATCGATCCCCAGTTCCCCGAGATTAGTAAGAGGAGACATGTGTGGTCATTCAGAAACGGTGTTTTCGTGGGTAAAGAATGGATCCCAGACCGAGGTGTACACGAATGTAGATTCTACCCGTACGATAGCAAAGAGTTTAAGTGTTTGGACCCCACCATCATCGCCTGTAAGTATTTCGATCAGCAGTTTGATGACTTCTCACACATCGAAAGATGGCAGGATATCCCAACCCCCAATTTCGATAAGGTTCTGAAATACCAGAAGTTTGAGGATGAGGTGTGTAACTGGGCGTATGTGATGGGTGGTCGACTTTGTTATGACGTCGGTGATCTCGACGCATGGCAGATTATCCCCTTCTTCAAGGGTATTGCGAGGTCTGGTAAATCTACCCTAATTACCAAGGTTTTTAAGAAATTTTACGAAAACGAAGATGTTGGTACGCTTTCGAATAACATCGAGAAGAAGTTTGGACTTTCCGCTATTAAGGACTGTTTCATGTTTATCGCTCCTGAGGTGAAGGGTGACCTCGCACTGGAACAGGCTGAATTTCAGTCTATTGTATCAGGTGAAGATGTATCCATAGCCGTCAAGAATAAGACAGCTTTATCAATTGAATGGAAAGTACCTGGTGTGTTGGGTGGTAATGAAGTACCCAATTGGAGAGATAATTCGGGTTCCGTACTTCGTCGCATTCTTACATGGAATTTTACTAAACAGGTCAGAGAGGCTGACCCCCAACTAGACGAGAAGCTCGACCGTGAGATGCCCATGATTCTTCTCAAGTGTGTCCGTGCGTACCTGGACTATTCGAATAAATTCAGGAATAGAGATATTTGGAATGTAGTACCCCCATATTTCAAGCTTATCCAGAAGCAGGTAGCCATGGTTGCGAGTACACTTACAAACTTCATGGAATCGACTCTGATTACCTATGGTGAGGACATGTTTGTTCCCCAGACACTCTTCGTCCAGATATTCAACCAACATTGTATTGCAAACAACCTCGGGAAGCAGAAGTTTAATCAAGACTTTTACGCTGGACCATTTAGTGCGAGAGATATTGAAGTGCGTGAAGAAGTAGTCACTTACAAGGGTAGAACATATCCAAGACAGCCGGTCGTATTTGGGCTCGACGTGTTGGAGGAGGGTTTCGGTTTCACCAAGGATTTTTAAAAAAAAATATTAATCAATAGTAATATGAGCCAAAGTGTCCGAGAATTTGTTCGGAAATCTGGCGTGGAAGTTCAAACTCCAAACTCTAACTCTAATAATGAGTTCGCGAGGGAACTTGAAATGGAGCTAATGAAAGCTGATCGGGAACGAGAACGTACGTCATTCATGCGCACGCCACCCCGACAAATCAGACCAGCGCCTCGTCAAGTAAAGATTCCCGAACGCCTTCAGCGAAACCTAGTCAATAACCGAACGTATGAAGGCATGTTCAAAGAGTTTGAAAACAATTCCCCATTCGAGGATGAGTTTGATGATTTGAACACGAAGACCGAACAAATGATAAACAATATAGCGCGTGAATTTGATGATGTTCCCAATGGGAACATCCCACTTGAGATAAGTAAAATGAACCCTGGTATGTTCAATGCCACAGTCGATTCTGGTTTTGGACAGAAGGACGTTCTCATAAAAATTAATAATATACTCTCGAAAACACCTCTACCCAAAACACCTATAGGTGAAGGTCTTTATGTAGACACACTGGAGATAAAGGGTATTTATGGTCAGTTTACGACGGGTTTCTCACATACAAGGGAAGCTGGTCCTAAAGGGGGTCTCAATAAGAACTTCTTCTCCGCACAGTTGATGCTTACTTTAAGTAATGGTGTTGAAAGTAAGGGTGCTACTGTAAACTTCTACAGAAACGGTAAGATTCGATTCTCAGGTGGATTCGTTGGAACTAACATTGAGAATCAACCTGAACTCATTCGTAGGTACGTCGTCGATAAGTATACTGAGAAACAACCTTTCTTCTACAACCAATTCACATACAATAATTTAAGTGGTCAGTTCAGGGTTAATGGGGTTTTCAGAAATTTAACCGATATCGCAAGGAATGCACGGAAGTATGGTATGACGAGGGTTAATTACGAACCAGAACTTGCCCCGTTTCTTTATGCTTATTTTGGGGAGAATAAGTTTATCCTATCCGCGAGTGGTAATGTCCAGATATCCGGTGCGAAAAATCCCGGGGACATGGCGAGAGCTTATGATTTCGGAAAGAAGTTTGTTCGGGATCTTTATTCCGATAATCAAATTAATGTGACTGGTGTGTTTGAGGATGGTGTAAAGCCCAAGACCAAATCTAAAGCTAAGCCCAAGTCCACAGCCAAGACCAAGAAAACATATACTAAACGCGTACTCACGTCGAATCAAGCTAATGCGTTGAGGGTTGATGACAAGAGGTGTGCTCGAATGAAGAAGTCCGAACTCATAGATTTCGCGCGCCGAATGGGGGTTGTGAACTTTAGAACTAAACTTCAAGATGGTTCTCGAGTCGCGACGAAGGATGAGATTTGTGATCGAATTAAGAATAAGACTGGTAAGAAGAATAATATCACATTCAGGAACAGTATCGAGAATAAGAATGTTCCACTCTCTGGATCGAATAAGACGTTCAAGATTGGTCGAAAGATGTGTGGTGACATGACTAAAAGTGAACTCATTCGCGTCGCGGCGATTCTCGATATCACCGTCAACAAGAAGGAAACCAAGGTGGGTATATGCAAAAGGATTGAGATGGTACGAAACCGTATGAACAAAGCTAAAACCTCACCTCCACCTCCACCTCCACCCCCTCCTAAGCACACGAAGATGGCGGTGCGTAAAAATGAAGCAGCTGCTAAGCGCAACGTGAAGAGGACTGAAACCATGAAGAAGAGGGGTATCGATGATAACTCTATCCGTAAGGATATCACTAAACTTTACGGAGTCACATGGATGAATCGGTATAAGCCAAACCTAAACCAAGATATGCGAAACATGAAGTCGGCTCTCAACCTCATCAATAAGAAAAATGTATCCGGTGTCGTATTCAAGCGCGATGCGGATAAGGTCAAGAAGGTGGTCGTCAGTCAATGGAAAAGGGATCGGCGACGCGAGCTCGAAAAGAAATACCTAATGAACAATATAAATGTGACGGGTATCGCATTTAACTTGAGAAATGATTACAAGCAGGCGGCAGCCAATTACATCATGACGAATTTAGTAAACCAGAAGAAAAAGCCTACTGATAAGAGAATGGCGGCATATAGGAAATATTGGTCGAAGTTTAGATCTAATTTGAACAGTAATAGGAATTCTGGAGTAATTAACCGTACGACTCGAGCTCGGGTTGAAAAAATGTAATTACCTTATAGTATTGGTATTTACGAGTTTGTTTGGTTCTGCGATTTGTTTTAAATGAATCGTGTGATACGAAAAGTTATATTTTGGAAATGTTTCTTTAATTTTATTAGACAGTATAGTAGCTTGAATTATTTCGGGGGCGCCCGTAGACACCGATGACTTTTCACACTCTAGAAATTGATCCTCCATCTGAACAAATTTTTTTAAATCCTCATTACTCAAACCATCTATGTGCATGAGGGTGTATGTATCCTTTGACATTCCATTGCTTATATGAAAATTTGTTGACTTGTCGACTTCATCTGTAACTTTTCTTTTTTCATATAACATAAACAAAACTACGAGAGTTAATATCAGGTACAGCATTATATACACATCAGATTAATTTTGAAAGGTCACTAATCTTGTGAAGAATGTTGAAGAGCTGATTATATGAGGTTACGTCACCTGGTTTGATGATTTCTAATTCGATTTGGTAGGACGATGCATCCTCTGTGTCCATATCGACAGTATCTCCAGTTGAAATAGTCATATCGATACTCACATTCTTGCGAACGAAGGAGTGACGAAGCTTGTTTCTCTTACGATCCATCTCGTATTGTCCAATCGTTGGGATCTCTCTGGATATACTGAACCGAACATCGAGGGGTTCGCACTTGAAATCATCCTTGAGAACTTTAATCTTCTGGATCATCGTCTGTTCACTAGTATCTTCATCAGATGAAATACGAACATGGTTGGTGTCGTCGTAATACACGTCAGTTGTTGTCGTCTTCATACTTTCCCAACCATCATATTTTTTCAATCCTTTCAAAACACGTTCGAAAATTTCTTTCCCGACGTTTGTATCGAAGAGGGAACCATTGTGTTTACCGAGACGTATCTCAACTTCGATGTGTTCCTCATTCTTATGAGTTTCGAATGCGGTGCCGACTTTATCGATGATAGATTGGATGTTCATCTTTTCTCAACATTTACACATTGCGCCTTTTACTTAAGCCTTTTTTATACATAAAGTTTAATGAAAGGTTTCCAAAATCACGGAAATACTTGTTATTTTAATACAGCCATCCAATGTCTGATGCATATCCCAGACTTGACGAATTACTTTATTAAAAATTCATATGAAGGTGATTGTGCATTTACCCGAGCGTATTCAGACTTGGTGAAAGTGTATTGGACAAATGGGCGTGAGTCTATCACCCTATCTTCCCTCCTCGAACATTTTAGAGTCTCATTTACTCGTTTTCGAATGAATGAACAGCATGACATTCAGGAGACTATATTATGTATCATAGATATTCTCGAAACGTCGGTACCTGAGATCAAACGCTGGTTATACGGGAAAAAAATACAAGAAACGATTTGGCCGGGAGGGAAATCATCGAATGAAGAGGATTTTAGTGTTCATTTGATAACATCGGATGGAAAAGATATGACTAAGATGCTCTCGAAAAGTACGGAGTGGAACACACTCGAAAATTTTGAGGATACTGATGGTAAAGTACATCATGTGGCTACGACCCGCATGATGTTCTCTAAACTCCCCCGTGTGTTGATGATTTCTTTTGACTCAAAGAGTCACATTCAAATAATCGAAAACATAGTCATCAACGAAAATGAATATAATTTAGTAGCGAGTGCGATTCATTTGGGTCACCAGTATGATGGGCATTATATGAGTTTGATAAGGAGAAAGGATAAATGGTTTTTGATAGATGATGATACTATTAAGGAATGTGTACTACCGGAAGAGGCTGGATATTATTTCATGGTATACAATCTAAAAACTCCTTCATCTGAATGTTCTCCTTGATGTTCACGATCGTTCGATAAAACGTTCTACGATTATTGGGGTATGTCTTATCCCTCCGTCTCTTAATCGGTTTCCACCACATGGGTTCGTCCCATGTGATGTACATACACTCCACGATTGCTCCATCTTCAAACCAGGGTTCATCGGCGATCCTATTTAACGGGATTTCACCCTCAAAGTACAACTTCCCCTTCTCTTGTATATATAGTCTCCAAGCTAATGGACCCGGTTTAAGCCCGGGCATTTCCCTCGTCGGTTCCTTTTTCATTAAGAAGTCCACAGTATTCTTCTGTTGTGGTTTCCATTTGAACATCGTCTCATGCGTTCCTATTTTCACTGGTTCATTCACAGGTGTGAATACGAGTCCATCCGTTTCCTGATTTACCGATGGTAAGTGTTCATCAAGAAACTCTCTAAATTTATCCATCGCATAAAACGTCTTCAACTTGAGTCTGTATTTATCCATTTTCATGTAAATAACAGGTTGGATAACACTCAACGCAAAACCAAGGCGTTGTAATAAATCGAGATCCCAAACAGATTTACCCGCTACACACACGGCATCGTACACCATGAGTGTATTTTCATATAGTTCCCCGTCCAATATGGTCCCATCGTACACATTCTTCTTCAGATTGATTGGAACTTCGAACATATCGAACGCCCTATTGACGAATACACACTTCTTTTTTCCTTCAAATATAAGGGCAATCATCATGTATCTTTCACCATCCGTCTTTTCACATACAACATAGTTTCCTTTTTTTAAAATTGTGAAGTGTTTATATTCGATGGATATAGGTTGCGGACCCGGGAAATAATCTTTACTCCCCCATGTAGCGTGTATAAAACTCACAACATATTCATAAAACGGGGATTCGGGTTTTATAGACATGTTTACTATTCGGACAAAAACTTTAATTTACTTTTACACCCGCCGCGTTAAGAATGTTACTAACACATTCATGTGTGTACGTCATCGTTAACTTAGCTGCTGTAAACGCATAAATTCGTACACCCTGTTCCTTGAATTTCTCAAACATTCTGGGATAAATTTTATAGTTACCAGTCTTTTTGTCTTTGATGGTCTTGATGATGTTCTTTGTGTTCATGACCCATGCACGAGCTTGGGTGGACGTTACCCGATAAATATTATCAGAAATCTTCAATCCAACATCTGTGTCGAAATCGAGTCCCATTTGAGACACTGGTTCAGTGGATCCTTCTTTGACTTTCGCTCTGAAACCGGTCCAGTTTATCCCACTTTTTACACCCGGGAAAACTAAACATCCAACAGTTTCATGTTTCTCAAAAATCTGATTGATAGACTCATCATCCAAATTGATACCAAAATCGATAAAAACGATACGTTCGTGTAGTTTCATATATTTCTGAATCATGTCAGCTTTATCATATGGGTCATCGTTTACGTATACAATCTGATTATCAATACCACCTTGAAGACACTTCATATTAATCTTAAGAATACTATGCAAAGTCTTCACATGACATGATGCCGAACGAGTCACTAAAATTGTAGCTATCTTCATGGATACTTAACATGTCTAAACCTTAAGCCTATCATTGAGGCATCCACTGAAAGGTAAGTTTCCTACATGCCCGAGGGTTGTATTTACATCTGCGTAAATATTACCACCGGCTTGTTGCCATCGGCGACAGAACGCGTAGTCTTCCGACAGGTACCTACGATTGTCTGGGTCTATCATACAATCGAATGCTGCGTGATAATCATCAAAATCCCTATTTTGGTGATCGTTCTTACACCAGAGGTCTGGGAACTTCTCCTCGAGTGTCTTGAATACCGATCGTTTAATCATCATGAATCCGGTTGGTCCATCGAGAATTTCTATAAACCCATTCACAATGGGTCTATTTTGGGCACCAAAGTTGATTACGAGGCTGGAAGAGAGCATGGACATATCGCGTTCGTCACCCCGCTTGACGGCGTTTGCAGCTTGATCCCACATAACAACCTTTTTGGGATAACATGCAACAGAGAGGTCGTGTCCGGATTTGATGAGACGCACGACTGCTTCTGGGTCGAAGTGAACATCGGCATCTATAAACATGAAATAGTCGCAATCGGTCTTTTGCATGAAACGACCGACGGACACGTTACGGGCGCGGTGGACGAGAGATTCATTTTCAGTCGTGTCGAGATACATCTGGATACCTTCTTTTATTAAGAGGAGCTGAAGCTTAATGATACTTGACATGTATTTTTCTAAGCACAAACCACCGTAGCATGGTGTTGAGAGAAACAACTTTATCATTTAAATACTATTACAATGTATGCTCTAAGTGTTTTTTTATGATTGACTCTATTTTGTTCAGTGTTGGAACAGACACAGAACATTTTTCGCATAATACAGTTTTTTTCACCTTCCCACCCAACACTATATAAATGATTGTCGATGCAACACTATTAGGTGTTTTACTCATCAAATCCACACAATCCTCAATCTTGTTACACATCTTGTTACACTGCAATCTCTCTTCGCGGGTCACATCGAAAAAATTCAATAATCGATTCATCACATCGAATGATTTGGTCACGTAATTCTTTTCAGTCATACCCATTATCACCTCTTTGAACATCTGTGTCGTACGACTGATATCCTTTGATTGGATACCAAACATATCCGCAATTTCCTTTGTCGTTCGTGGATGCTTCGCGAGACGACACGCGTACAGTACACAATTCGCTTTGATACCCAAACGTACCGCCCCCCTCGTTAGTTTTTCCTCGTTAAATTTTCGGTACATCATCTTTGCATCCTTGAGAACCACCTCCGGTAAAGTATGACACGCCTCATCAATATCACGATACGCGTGAAACAATGACCTATCTTTATGATTCATGGACATGTGAAAGTTGATCTTTGCCATTCGTTTATTCTCGTAGGTCGAAGAATGTTGTGTCGAAATTATAGTCCCCTTCCCCCAATGTTGGGAAAAGAGTTCAGGGTTTGAGTTTGGATTCCCACACCTCGACGGGTCGTTCACTTTACCGTCATCGTTCATTCCACTTGTCCATTCCGCTGTATCATCGATAAAATAGGAATCTATGAGACCGCAGTCTGAACATGTTGGTAATCCTTCCCTGGTAATAAGTTTAATTCCTGAACATTCGCGACAAAAATTTATATTCACTGGCTTTTCAACATTTTCTTTGTGTAATAGGGTGTCTACTTGAGACCATATAGCTGCCAGCATTTCGTTTGGTCTCACCGAACCTTTTATTTCGGTCTCTATGACGCATTACTTAGGCGTCTGACGCGGTTTTCGATCATATTGATTGTTTCTTTGAAACTGCGAGATCCCACGGAAGATGGCTTCCATTCATTCCATTCCTTATCGATCGATACATAATCTGGTGGTAAAATACCCTGTCCTTCCACCTGGCTGTCCGGAACTACAAAATCAGCCATTTCAGAGTCCGTTTCACTATCACTCAACGGAAAGTGGATCTCGCTATCACTGTCATCAATGTCGATTTCGGAATAAAGGGAAAACATGTTAACGTCTACACGTTTCATCTCCAGGTCTTCGAACTTGGTTCCATGTGGGTAGTGTTCCGTGAGACTGTCGTAAGGAGCTGGACACATTTCACTATCATCTAATTTGTATACACATGCAGATTTGTACGATGATTCGGTTGGGTTAAGGTAATGAAGACCTAGGGTTCTACCAGTGTTCATGGCGACGACTGCATACATCTCATCTTCGAGACCATCTTCGTTTACTAAAACTTTTACTATATCGTCCTGAATTATATCAGAGGGCACAATCATGCTTAGAGTTTTCAGACAAAAAATAATCATCGATAATAATACAGATGAAAGTTACAATTTATTCAAAGGAAGGTTGTCAGTATTGTGATCATGCGGTTACGTTATGTAAAAATGAGGATTTTGATTTTGAGAAGGTCATGATCGACAAAGATAAATTGAAAGAGAAATGCGGTGATTCAATTATAACCTACCCCCAAATATTTATTGACGATCGTCGTGTCGGAGACTACTTTGAATTTCAAGACTACGTAGAAAATGAATATGAACCAATATTAGCTCCGACATTGAATAGATTTACTGTGTTCCCCCTGAAACATCCCCATCTTTGGGAACTGTATAAAAAGGCACAGATGTCGAATTGGACAGCCGAGGAAGTCGACTTTTCTAAAGATATTGAAGACTGGAAAACCCTAACGAGTAATGAACAAAAATTCATTAAATACATCCTCGCCTTTTTCGCGGGTTCGGATGGGATCGTATTTGAAAACATTAACAACAATTTCGCAGATGAAGTACAGATATCAGAGGCTCGATCTTTTTATGCGTATCAGTCTCACAACGAAATGATCCACGGTGAAACGTATTCCAAACTCATCGACAAATACATCAAGGATGAAGCGGAGAAGAAACAACTCTTCGAAGCTATCCAAACCATTCCTTGTATTCAGAATAAGGCAAATTGGGCTATGAAATGGTTCGACACGAAAACTCGACCCTTCGCTGAACGTCTGTTCGCGTTCGCGTGTGTGGAGGGTATTTTCTTCTCGGGAAGTTTCTGTGCTCTATTCTGGCTGAAAAAGAGGGGTCTCATGCCTGGTCTCTGTTTTAGTAACGAGCTTATATCCCGGGACGAGGGTCTTCATCAAGAGTTTGCCGTTGAATTATTCAAAATGCTTCGAAACAAACCAACAACTGAAACGATTCATTCTATCGTGAAGGAGGCTGTCGCGATTGAAAAGAATTTCATCATAGACGCACTTCCCTGTAATCTCATTGGTATGAACTCTGATAAAATGTCTGAGTATATCGAATATGTGTCTGATCGCCTTCTCAAACAAATTGGTCAGCCAACGATTTGGGGATCCAAAAATCCCTTCGACTTTATGGAAAACATAAGTCTCGATGGTAAGACGAACTTTTTTGAAAAGAGGGTGGGTGATTACGGTAAAATGGATGATGACTCATCCGCTATCGCATTCGATGAAGAGTTTTAATTAAATAAACCGCCGTCTACACCAATTTCATACGACTCTAAAATCTTTCCGGTATCAACCTTAGGGATTTCAGTTTCTTTGAAATCGGGTTTAGGGGATGGAGCTTCAGACATGGGTGGTACTACAACCTTCGTACCAGCCTTCACGTCACGCTTACGCGAACCACATGCACATGGTTTTTCCTTCTTTACGTTCATCATACCCCATACGATGAACATGAATACGATCGAGTGAACGACGAGACCAAATGCAGTTGGACAGCCATTTGGTGAAGAGATGCTCGAACCCAAGACCCCCCTGACGATTCGAAATGTCATGGGATTGGCGACCACGTAGAATGTGAGCGCTGAAATAATGGAGATTACAAATTTATCTTGTTGTTTTTTACCCTTGCATCCACAGCCGCAGTCCTCAAACAAAGTCATGATTAATTATAATATATGTCAAGAAAAAAAAGTTACTTAAAGTCGAACCACCTTGTAAAGATATAACCAACAAACAATGTCGCTCTCTATCCAACAAGCTTCCGAATTTTCTCCCACTTCTGTGCAGTTCTCGAAACTTCGTAAAAACAAAAATGGCGGTAAAGCCGTCTATCTCAACGCGGGCGACAACAAAAAACTCTACGTTCAACTTCCATTCATGCGATCCCCTTACGGTCTGAGTGCTTACACCGACGAAGCCACTGGGCGCACTTCTTACTCTCTCGACCTCTCCTTTGACCCAGACAACGCCGAGGCGATGGAGCTTCACAAGAAGCTTAGTGAGCTCGATGATATCATCGTAAACACTGTCGCTGCGAATGCGAAGGAATGGCTTGGTAAGGAGTTTAACGTCGCTGTACTCAAGGAAGCTCTCTACAAACCCATGGTTCGCCCCGGGAAGGAGCAGTACCCATCCACCACCAAGCTCAAGGTTCTAACCAAGGCTGACGGTTCGTTTGTTCCAGAGTGCTATACAATGAACCGTGAGATGGTTTCCCTCGATACTGTCGAGAAGGGTCAGAAGTGTATGGCGATCATTGACCTCAACCAGATCTGGTTTATCGATAACAAGTTCGGTGTGACGATCCGCCTCCAGCAGGTTCTCTTCGAGAAGTCCGCCAAGCTTCCCTCATTTGCCTTCCAGGGTCTTAACCTCCCCGATGAGGAAGAGGAGGAAGTTGATGAGATTGAGGAGGATGAAGTTGATGACCAATAAAAAATCTAATTCTGAGTCCTAATTGACTCGTCCCAAAATCCTTCTTGGTAAGTTGAAAATAACTTCTTACCAATAAGTAAGCATGTCTAATAAGAACATTGAGAGTAACTTGAAAAAAATACTCAAAGGTGAGAGGGCTTGTATACCAGAACACTTCTTGAAAGTTCCTGTGTATAACTCACCAACCCTCCGCACTGGTAAGGGTAAGCTACTGAGTGAAGGTAAGTCTGGTAAAACGTACCGTGGAAGTATTAACGATAACGGTCGTCGGTACGTTGCGTACAAAGAGGTAGATACATCGGGTAGTGTTGCTGGTGCCTTTGAGTTTGAATTCAAAGTTGCTCAGAAATTGAAGGAGTTTGCAGTCCCAAAGGTGTACCTCTTTAAGAAGTGCCCCATCCAAAATAAAGAACCCCAAAGAATACGAAAAGGGGGGGAACCCGGTTCCAAGATGGGTCATTTTATCCAACCAATAAAACGCACCAAACCCAAGGATATTCTTTATATGGAACTTCTTAATGGTATGTCGTTTAATTCGTGGTGGCAAACCAATCCATCTCTTGATGCGATGAAGTCTGTAATCACACAGGTTTTTGATAATCTCTACCGAATTAACCAAAAATATCCAACATTCCGTCACCGCGATTTACACGGAGGTAATGTGATGGTGAGTTCAAATGATCCCACCACCCAATACACTTGGAAAGTTGACGATAAAAAGTATAAGCGTACAAACGCTGCTGTGACTGCTGATATCATTGATTTTGGTTTGTCTTACTGGTCTGATCGTATGAAAAACCCAGAAACAGCTCGTGGTGGATACATGGGTGCGGGTATATACAAGGATCGTCCGGGTTCGATTTACTATGATACTCATAGGTTCTTGTATATCATTTATGTTAAGGTGAGAAATCCAGGGAACTCTAAGGAGCGAGCTATTAAAAATTTCATCGAAGAACTCATACCTAACAAAGAGTACCTTGAGTATAACGGAAAATTCACCAAAACTGGGTATCTGGTTAATGATGCTTTGGCTAAGCAAAATCTCCCCACCTTCAAGACTATTTTGTCACACCCATTCTTAACTGATGAGAAATCACCAAATAGACCAAAGACTCTCTCGGAGGCTCTCAAAATGATTCCCAAGGCTAAGACTCCTCCCAAGGTCACCCGGGTACTTCCACCACGCAACTTCGGTAAGCTTTCAACTGCGAATGGGAAGAAGACTATGAACAATATGATTAAGAAAGCGGCTGCTATACTTGCAGCTAACAAGAATAAATCCAAACCAGTACCTCGAAGGAGACCCGGTGTTGTGCGTCCCAACCCAGTCCCCGAGATTAAACCGACCATTCCTGAGCTTGGACCAACTGCACGGGATATAAATACAAAAAAGATAAACAAGTATGTGAACGGTTTATCAAATGATGAACGTAATATGCTCAAAAAGAAGATCTGTCAACCTTGAAGACTCGTTTAGTATCGTCACCTGTTATAGAGAGTATCTTAAACTTTGGGGTTTTTACCAGTGTCGTCCCACCCTTTGTGACGAACGACTTCATCCGTTCAACTTCACCACGGGACATTTTCCTGGTGTATTTGAGTGTAAAATTGTCATTTCCAATGGTGAATACTGTCGAAGGCATTTTATATATACAAATAAATGTTTACGAGTCCATGATACGATGATGGGCTTCTAAACAGTCATTGACTGAAGGAGTGTGTAAGTATTTAACGATCAAGACCGCTGATTACGCGAAGAGAAATAGAGAGGATGAAAGCATCGAGCATGTTGTTGATGGGCTTGAGCACGGTGATGTGCTTCACAAGCGAGGAGTTCCACACGACACGGAGAACGAACGTGCTGATGAGAATCGAAACTATGAAGATGAGAAGTTCACGAATCATATCGGACTTGTTTTCAGACTTGAGGATATTAGCAAACATTTATTACATACTGATATTTTTTTCTTCGTAAATGACAGATGTCTAAAACTAAAGAACTTCCTCTGAGTGGATCAGAAAGTAAATTTACAACCCGTCGATGGGGGAGCGGCAAGGGTATTACGAGCAATAATTGTTATGCATATGCAGTAGGTAACTATATCGCGTATCGTTGGCAAAAATCTATACCAGGGGACCGTTCCGGTTTATCGAGTCTTCCACATAATTATACAAAATGTGACGATCTCCCAAGGCGCGTTATTTCGGATAACCCCAAATTGATTTACAAAATCGATGGAGATGAAAAATGTAAAAAGGGGTACTACAAAATCATGATGTTTGTATCTTCTGGGAGACCCAAGAGCTACATTCGTCAGGGTGATTTTCATTTTTACAAACAACACGGTGTCGTAGAGTACAAAATAAAATTGGGTGACACAATCAAGTCTGTTGCCGCATTTTTTAAAATTCCTGAATATAGGATAAAAAAGGCGGGAAAGTTTACAGTTGGAAATCAGTTAGTGTTCAATGCTAATGTGTTTAGTCACAAGCGTGGATGGGCTACTGGACCATTACTCGGTGATGCTAATGGTAAGGTGATTAAAGACCCTCGTACGGCTTCTAGGAAGTATAAGGAATTAAACTATGACAAATACTGTAGTTCATTCTGCGTTAAAGATCGAGGAATCAAAGTCGGAAAGAGTTAACCCAAAGTCTACTAGGATACTATTTAGATCTAGTACGCTATCTGCGTCAAAGGATATATCAAACAAATCCAATACGGATAACATTGATTCATCATTCAAGGATACGACGTTTGATGTATGTGTGTAGTTATTATGTATCGTAACTTCCACCTTGAATTGAGAAACATCAAATACCCGTCTGCACGTGGGACATGTGTTTTTACCTTGTTCCTTCCACCTATCAAGACAGTGTGTGTGAAATATATGACCACAGCGAATCGACGGGTTATTCCTCGTCGACCTGACTTCAGCTAGACATATAGAACACGTGGACATTCTTAGAGTACGAGTGTAAAGTTTTTTCCGTCATTTAGCTCACCTAATAAATATCGGGAACTGCGAGAAGTGGTTTATCACAAGTCTTACAATTCTCCCTACCCTGCTGCTCTTGGACCTTGGAAAGGAGTTCAGGTCCCTGCTTCTGGAGAAGCTGCCTATAAGAATAGTTATCCTCGAATGTGATACCATTCTGTTTCATCACATAGTTGTTAAACAGTTGGGCTGACGAATTAATCGTGAAACAGCGCCCATCAGCCATGCCAAGTCGTTGAGACATCTTTATTACTATAAATTTAGAAATTAATTTGTCGGTTGGTGATTGTTTTGACCCATGACTCAAAACCCTTTTCCTTGAGGTGCTTAACGAGAGGATCACATTTGTACCCCAAATATATATCAAAAACATCTGTCTCGACTGTACGAGACACCCTAATTTCATTATTTTCGTTTATGTGTTGATTGATGATGTTATAGCCGAAAGCAATCTCCTTGAGTGTTTCGGCACCCGTGATGATAATCTTTCCGGTACTGAAGATACTACATGTGATCGTTTTCATGTCGTGCGCAGGCTTAAACTTAATCTTCACCGCAGAGTATCGATCGGGTTCGAAAGATACGTTGAAAATATCACTGTAACGCTCAAACCATCTGGTCACCTCCATGAGATTGACGTTATGGTTGAGACTGAAATTTGAATTGATCATCACAACCCTAAACGAATCAAGGGGTATGTTCACATCCAAATTGAGAAAAGTCTTAAATATGTACACGAGTTGGGTAATGATGCGCTTGCAGTCAAAGATATCACAGCACCCAGCGACTTGAATACTTCCATTTGGGAAAACCTTTACAGATTTGGTACTGTACGAATCATGATACGTCAATGTAACCTGGTTATAAAAGGTTGTCGGTTTGAGCTTCCATTCGAAACCCCTCGAGGTCTCGGAATCTGGTCCACAGCGTTTCATCTTATACGTTCCGATATCTTCGAAAACGGCTCGAAGGCGTTTAATGTCGATGTTTTGGACAAAACTAGAAACCATCGTGATTGTCGTGATTTTAATCCAAGATGGTTTCAGTTCATCAGGTAAAGCATTCCTAAACTCATTTATCGTGAGTAGATAGGAAAACGAATTATTGGCAATATTCGTATACATTAATCCATAAAATTGAGACAATACTTTCACCAACTTAGGTGTTTAAAGAGAGTATTCTTTATACTCGTATATGACCTCCTTCTTTAAATCTGCAAAAGTTGTACATGATGTTGAATCCGACCTCACTTACGTTGAAATTATGTATGAATCCTTTGTTCATGGTAAAGGATATGAGATTTTTACAGACTACATGAACGCTGACCCCCTAGCAGATTGGGAATTATTTCAGAGTAAAAAGCATACCATCACATATTTGAAGTTTTTAGAAATCATGGTTACCAAAACGATCGAGGTGCGACAGCGAATGGCTGAATTGGCTCTCGAAAATTTCCTATCCTACGATCGAGACATTCGACTGTACATTCGTGTCGCACACGCCACTAAGATTATAGATCCCAACTTCCAGCCACCCATTATTAACATGAAAAGTGCTTGGCAAAGAGAATATATCATTAAATTATGCAAAGAGTTTATACACTATTCTATCGAGGAGTGTACCAAGTTGGATCGCCTTGAATATTTCACAGACGTTTTGAATATAATAGAACGAGAGCTATAGACGACACGGCGATCACAATACCTATATACGGAATACGTGGTTCCTGAGATACTCCAACCTTCACGCGATCAGGTGGTTTACAGGTGAATCCAGAATCGATATTCCTTCTGGGGTGGATACTAGTGAATGTAGTTGAAGGACCCTTTGCCGTTTCACATAATGCATAATTACAATACACACTCTCATCGGCTCCAACTATACCGTCGATAGGTGAAGGTTTAGAAAAAGAATCATACCCCCCAGTTTGTCTCACCCCACCCGGAAGGGAAAAATCGTGTGTGACAAATGGATTAACATCATTTATCGCATCTTCGTCGTTGAGCATAAACTTACTCATAATTACTATTACTTCAGATTATATTTTTTATCATTCATCTTGTATCGATGTGTTTCCCACATCATATCTAGATCCACATTCAACATGTCAGCCAGTTGGAACAGATAACTAAACACATCACCCATCTCCATCATCACATCAGTCCCCCTCTCCTTTTTCAGGTTCGTCTTCTTGTACATCTTCTTGTACTGTCGAATAGCTGATGCAAGTTCACCAACTTCTTCTGAGAGTAAGAGCCATACCGTATCTACAGGGGCGCGATCCCAACCCTTAGATTTACACACTTTCTTAGTTTCATCTCTGTAATAATTGAGACTCATCACACTTATTCTTTCTTGTTTGATAATCTTTAATTGATACCAATCTTGTTATTGTATCCAATCTTTCTTCCGGAAGTACTCGTGTTCATGGGTTGGTCGAGTGGTATACTCGTGGTGTCTATGTCATTCACATAAGCGATGTATTGGGAAACACCCGTCTGAATCTGTGACAGGGCGGTTTCTATCACGCGACTGTTCATGAGTTTCACCTGTTTGTTCACATCCCGTTGGTGATCACCGGAGTTGTTGATGAAGACGACACGCATGATACCATAGAGATCATCTGAATTTTGGTAATCGATGGATATACCAGTACGATCCTTAAACGTCTGACGAATTCCACGCTGAAGAATATTTTTGTTAAATTCCGAAAAGAAGAGTGTATTTAATGGTGTCTCACACTGCTTCATAGAATTCAAGTGAAGATTACTCATTTAATATACCGCTCGAAAAAAAAACTGTGTAAATAGTAAATGACGAAATACGCCGAGTTTGATAAAGCATACAGTAAAGGTCCTGACACGGTTGACATGATACCATGCGAGCCACCCTCCTGCTTCGTCGGTTCCTATGCCCCGGTGACCAAGGCTGGTGAGGAAGGACCCTTTTACGTGAACACGTACCTTCTCCAACCTGATCGTAGAATGGAAACACTCGGAACAGCCACTGTTCGCAGTTCAGATTTGAGCTGTAAGAAGTAAGTTAAAAATAAAGCTAGAAACTTAGATATATGAGGGTCATTAAACGCTCAGGTCGTATTGAGGATATGAAATTTGATAACGTCACCAATAGGATCAAGAATTTAACGTATGGACTCTCCGAAAACTGCGACTCTTCTAAAGTCGCACAACAGGTATTCTCATCTATGTACGATAATATCACCACCCAAGAAATTGATACCCTCTCCGCTGAAATCTGTGTGGGTATGATCACTGTCGACCCTGATTATGAAATCCTGGCGACGCGGATCATCGCCAGTAACATTCAAAAGGTGTGCCCCAATAATTTCCACCTCGCCATGAAGAAACTTCAGAAGGTTGATGTCGTCACGGATGAAGTCGTCGAAGTCGCACAGCAGGTGAAGGATGAAATTAAAGGTGATCGTGATTTCGATTTTGGATATTTTGGTCTCAAGACCCTAGAAAAGGGGTATCTCCAACGTGTTGAGGGGAAATTGATCGAAACACCTCAATACATGTTCATGCGTGTGTCGATTGGTATTCATGGTAAAGATATTCCCGCTGTTTTGGATACGTATGATAAGATGTCTCAGGGTCTCTTCATCCACGCCACACCAACTCTATTCAACGCGGGAACACCAAGACCCCAGATGTCTTCATGCTTTCTCATCGCAAATAAATCTGACTCAATCGATGGTATCTATGGAACTCTGACGGAATGCGCCCAGATCAGTAAATGGGCGGGTGGTATTGGTATGCATATCCACGACATTCGTGGGAATAAGTCTCGAATTAGGGGTACAAACGGTCAATCTGATGGTATCATCCCCATGCTTAGGGTTTTCAACGCCACTGCACGTTACGTGAACCAGGCTGGACGACGCAAGGGATCTATTGCGGTCTATGTCGAGCCATGGCATGCTGACATCATGGACTTCCTCGAACTTCGCCTCAACCAAGGAGATGAAGAGGCTCGTTGTCGTGACCTTTTCTCCGCTATGTGGATCCCCGATCTCTTCATGAAGAGGGTTGAGGAGGGTGGTAACTGGTCTCTCTTCTGCCCCGATAAGGCACCAGGTCTCTCTGACTGTTACGGTGAGGAGTTTGAAGCACTCTACACCAAATACGAGGAGGAGGGTCTCGCCAGTGCGACCATTCCAGCTGCTGATGTATGGAAGGCGATTCTCAAGTCTCAAACTGAGACAGGTACACCCTACATGCTCTACAAGGATGCTTGTAACACTAAAAGCAACCAGAAGAATTTGGGTGTGATTAAGAGTTCAAATTTGTGTACCGAAATCATAGAGTACACCAACAAGGATGAGACCGCTGTATGTAACCTGGCGTCCATCGCCCTCCCAAAGTATGTGAATAAGGAAACAAAAACCTTCGATCATGTGAAACTCCATGAGGTCACGAAGACCGTCACAAAGAATCTCAATCGGGTCATCGACCGTAACTTCTACCCAGTGGAGACTGCGAAGCGTTCTAACATGAAGCATCGCCCCATCGGTTTGGGTGTCCAGGGTCTCGCCGATGTATTCATCCTTTGTGGGCTTCCATTCGACTGTGAGGAGTCGCGTCTCATGAACGCGCAAATTTTTGAGACTATGTACCACGCCGCCCTCGAGGCGAGTTCGGAGTTGGCTGAGGTGGATGGGTCTTATGAGAGTTTTGAGGGGTCTCCCACGTCCCAAGGTGTACTCCAGCCAGATATGTGGGAGGGTGAGACAAAGTTCAGTGGTCGGTACGATTGGGATGCTATGCGCGAGCGCGTCAAGACCAAGGGTCTCCGTAACAGTCTTCTCATGGCTCCCATGCCCACAGCCTCCACTGCACAAATTTTGGGCAACAACGAATGCTTTGAACCCTACACGACAAACATCTACCTTCGACGCACACTCGCTGGTGAATTTGTAGTCGTTAACAAACACCTGGTTGAGGATCTCAAGAGGGTTGGTCTCTGGTCGAAGGAGATGAAGGACCTGATGGTGAAGGCTGGTGGCTCCATCCAAAACATAGTGGACATTCCCGAAGACATTAAGAAACTCTACAAGACTGTATGGGAAATCAGTCAGAAGTGTATCATTGATATGGCGGCTGACCGTGGACGATTTATTGACCAGTCTCAATCTATGAACCTTTTCATAGAGAGTCCCACGATGTCCAAGCTATCCTCGATGCACATGTACGCGTGGAAGGCTGGTCTCAAGACTGGTATGTACTACCTCAGGTCCAAAGCCAAATCCCGACCGATCCAGTTTAGTTTAGAGCCTGACTGTGTAGCCTGTTCAGCTTAAAGTTTAGGTGGGTAGATAAAAAAGAAGAAGACATGGAAAAAGTGATAGAAAACCTTCAAATTAATAAATATAACAATCGTAAAATTGTCCTCTCAACCAAACAAGGTACACCGTTCCGTGTACAGTTTCCTCGTATGTATATGCCATTCGGTGTTTCCGGATTCACACCAGAGGTGGGTCCCACCAAGTACAACATCGATTTCGCTGTGAAAGGGTATGATGAAGATGATAGTTTTATGAAGAGTTTTTATGACTCCTTACGTAAATTGGAAAACATTATTGTCGATTCAGTCGTAGAACAGAGTGTTGAGATTTTCGGCAAACCCATGACAAAGGCTGAACTTTTACCGATGTTTAATTCCAATATCAAAATGTCGAGTGACCGTGAACCAAAGTTTCGTGTTAAGGCGGATACAGACATGGAAGATACCATGAAGGCTTCGGTGTATAATTCAGATAAGAATCCAATCAAGGATTTTGTATCAAACGGTCTCTATGCAAGGAATTCTGGACACGCTATCGTTGAACTCAACAGCGTTTATTTCTTGAATAGGATGTTTGGTTGTACATGGAAATTATATCAGCTCGTCGTGTACGAGCCACAAAATCTTAAAGGGTTTCAGTTTGTTGTTTAAGCCACGGGTAACATAGGAAGGCGTTGACCCATGGCGTTCAACCTGAAGTTACCACCCTTGGGACCCACCATCACAGGCGCACCAGCCTGCACACCTACCGCCATCGCACCCATCTTGTTCGCAACCCTCGTCTGAGCCTGGTTCAGCTTCGCGGTTCCGAAGGAGATCGCATTCTTAGCCATCTGGTTCGCCTTCGCGCGACCGGCAGCCATCACCTGGTTCTTCGCACCCTTCGCGAGATTCGTCGCCATATTCTTCGCCATACCCTTCGCCTGAGACGCGGCAGCTTTCGCCGCACCCTTTAAAGCCATTTTAGCGAACATCGCAGCCATTATTGTTTATATGTACAGTATATTTTTATGCGGGTGGAGCCATGTTAGGGGGTTGGTTTCCAATTTGAGACACCACGTTAGTTCCCATCTGGTTCAAGAACGCGGGTGTTGGTTTATAGTTGCGACCGCTTGACGTATTTACGTATGTCCCGCCATTCGCACCCTGCATGATACGACGACCTTGGGTATCGAGGTAGTTGGTGGGAACATTCGCGTTGAACTGGAGACCCCTCGAGATGGCAACCTGCTTCGCCTTCTCGAGAGCCTGTGCCTGTGCCTGCTGCACCATAGCGAGTGCCTGTTCGTGCGCTTTTTGCGCCATAGCATACCCCTGGGACTGAGCCTGCTCCGCGAGAGATTTACCCCGGGCTCTCGCCATAGCGGAATTACCATTCCGGGCATTATTGTTCTTGTTATTGTTCGCACGAGCGCTGTTGTTCACCGGCGCGTTGTTAGTTCGTGTCGCATTATTAGGCACCTGAACCTGATTATTCGAAGCCATTATTACTTTTTGCTGATATTTTTATTCATCATTAAAATTCTATATATCGTCTGGGCTTCCTTGAGTAATTTACCCTGTATTCTCGAAAATTCCTTTGGGTCTATTCCTTGTCTAATTTTAGCAATTTTCACCGCATCTTCCCAACGTTTGAGAGACATTCTTATGATATGCATACAAAATTTTATTGCATCTTGGAGATCTTCTTTTCGTACTCAACTGTGCCAGCCTTGGGTTGAAGCTTGAAACCCTTCTTGGATGGCTTAAACACTTTCACCATAGCCTTCTTACCCTCCTTCTTCATCCGCTTGAGCGCGGCATCGTGAGCCGCCTTACTTTTGATGCGTCCATCATTACCCATCATAAGATTCTTCTTTGCGAGACCACCAGCGGTTTTATCAGCAGTGCCGTGAAAAACTTCAGCGCGAGTACCAACAGTCATTTATCTTATGCTTTGAAAATTTTTTTGATATCCAGAATCGAAATCTTATCTGATGTCCTGTTGACTGGGATTTGTCTCTCGATTCGTTCATCATTGAGTACTTTGGAACACACTATGGATTTATGACCCTGGAGTGCCATCATTTCCTGCTCTACACTAACAAAACGCACACACTCCTTATAGACCAATTTTTTCACGTATACTGGGTGGGTCTGACCCGTCCTGTGACTCCTACCAATCGCCTGGAGTTCAGTGGCTGGATTCCATGAGGGTGCCGTGATGTAGACCCGTGTCGCTTCTTGTAGATTGAGACCCTGTCCACCACTCTTAATCTGAATAATGAATACCGCACCTGGCTCAGCCTGCTTGAAACCCTCAATATTTTTCACACGTTCATCCTTGGGAACAGAACCATCGATGCGAAAAATGGGTCTATCGAGATTCTTCTGGATATGGTTCATCTCACCACGGAATTGACAGAAAATCAACGATTTTTCAGAAGGATGACTCTCAATCATCGCAAAAAGGGTCTCCATCTTCTTGGAACTCCCAACCCACTTCTCTGGTTGTGTCCCATTCTTCTTCGCGATACCATCGAGGTACATCTGCGGCCAAATCATCACCTGCCGCGCACGGAGAAGGCATTCCAAGATAACCATATTCTTGGCATTGAGACTCTGAGCGTGTCTGAATGCGTCTCGGATCGTATCTTGTGCCTCAATGAACATGAGTTCATACAACTGCTTCTCATCAGGGTACATATCCAGTTCCACATTCTCGAAGTGACATGGAGGTAGACGAAGACGCTCACTGATTTGTGACAGATCTTCCTTGGTGCGTCGAAGAATGTAGATATCCTTGATCTTGTTGGTCATCCCCTGTACAACAACTTTCGAGAGACCAAGGAATGTACAGAGAGAGACAAAGTCCTCCATAGAATTGAACACTGGGGTACCGGTTACGATCCACTTGATTTGGGTCTGCAAACGACATACACTCTTGAAGAGCTTTGACTTCTTGTTACGAATCTCGTGGGCTTCATCGAGAATGACTCGATCCCATTGTACCATATGAAGAGGTGTCCTTGTATCTGTAGACTCACCCCTTGGTGTCAAAAGTGTGTAAGGTGCAAGCGTCACGTCAGCCTCTTTAATTTTCCGTTCTGGACCATCAAAGATGTTGATGGTCAAGTTAGGTGCAAATCGTTTGATCTCTTCCGCCCACTGGGTGATAATGGATTTGGGTACGATGATCAGTGTACGAGGTTTGGGGTTTCCAAGTATGGTAGCCACAAGCTGTATGGTTTTGCCCATACCCATGTCATCACAAAGGAATCCACCCTTGGGTCCAGAGGTTTGGCTTTCCATCGTCAACAGGAACAATACCCCTTCACGTTGGTAAGGCGCGAATAGGCGACCATTGAGGTTGTTCTTCGCGCGGTTGTATTGCTCTTCAATCGTCATGGTAATGATCCTCGTCGAGTAGGAGTTCCACTTCACAAATAACTGGTTCAGGTTCTTTTTTCTTACGAGTCTTCTTCAACTTAGGTGGTGGGAGTTCATCTATATGTTCTCGAAAGTAGAGCACCTTGTCCCAAAATTCCCTCATCACAGGGAGGTTAGTTTTCCACCATTCGGGATCTCGCTTAATATTTACGACGTCGAATTCTTCGGGTTTAGGCCAGTTGGTCTCGGCTGGTTTGTATTGAATAAAATCTGCTTCTTCTAGGTCTAAAATCTCCATACACAACTGAAGCTGAGGCATATAATGAATTGGGACCTCACCAGGTACAATTTGTCGCATCGGTGGGCATTTAATCTCTACCAATTTCCCACTTTCACTCACACCATCAGGACTCCCCCCGAGCCACGTATGTAAGGGGTGGGGGCACAATCCAAGTTCATGCACGACCTCTCCATGCCTCTCTTCGTAGAGAATGCGAGCCTCATCTTCATACTTCTCCCCATGCCTTGTGGCTGCGTTCCCAGTAAACTTCTCACCAAGTCCACACTTCTTTAGGAGAAGTTCGGCGGGTGTTTCATATTTATTCACACCGATGGCTGTGGCGGCATCTGATGCGGTGAGCATATTACCGCGGAGAGCCAACCATTCTTCAGACTTTTGTGCTGCATATTCCCTCTCGAGCAAAGCTTTGACGTTTGGGTGCATCTTATATTAAGAGAGGGTGTAACTTTTAAGTTGTTCGAAAAAAAGTCTCGCTGCATTCTGTTCAGCTTGCTTTTTACTTTTCGCAGTTCCTCTACTAATGAATTTATTATTCACATAAATGTCGATATAGAAAATACCTTCATGATGTCCCGCTACCCGATATTCGGGAAGTTGCAAGTTGTTCACTTGACAATATCGCATGAGATGATCCTTAAAGTTGTCATCGACCATGATCAAATTCATATCGATATATTTGGGGTCGTTGTATATTCTAAGGACAAACTCTTTCGCATGAAGAAGTCCAATATCCATATAGATGGCTCCAATGAGGGCTTCGAAGACATCCTCCAAAATCTTGGGGTTGTTATTCCATCCGTTACGCATCCCCTTTTCATCCATTATGACGAGTTTATCGAGACCGAGTATTTTAGCTATTTTTGCGAGTGTTTCACCACGAACCAACTTTGTGCGAGCTTTCGTGAGGAAACCTTCTTGACGACTTTCATATTGATCAAATAAGAATTTAGTGATTACAAAACCCAATACAGAGTCACCAATAAATTCCAGAGTTTCAAATGATTCGTTCATATTTTCATACTCCTTGAGAGCAGATTTATGTGTGAATGCCTTTTGGTACAAATCAAGGTTTTTGATCTTTGTACCAACAAGTTTTTCGATACACGCCTTATCAGCGAGCACGACCATTATGTTTATTATATGTATGTTTTTATTTTTTAAGCCTCCTTCTTAATGTAATGAGGAGAGAGGTACTTCTGTAGGTTAAGGTACGTTACGACAACATCCGGAGGGGGTGCAAGGAGGTCGCGAAGCTTGTCGTCGAGAATAATCTGGCGACCGTTCTCGGGGTGCTTAAGACCCTTATCGATGATGTACTTGTTCACAAACTTTGTGACTTCCGAACGCGAAATCAACTCATCCACAGGAAGCCCGAGGAACTCGCGCAACTTAGGCATCACATCTTGCTTACGGTTGAAACCATTGTTGGCGGCGCGCGCCTTAGCCTTCTCACCATCAGGATCTTCCTGGGTGTTCTTGATCTTGCGGACGAGCTTCGTGAGAGTCTTCACCTCGGCGCGGAGAGCAGTGAGCTCGGTCTTAATGGTTTCTTCGAGAGACATTATATCTTTCTTACATCAGTAATCTTTAAGTCACAATAACAAGAGGAATATACATAATAAAATTACCGTCAAATATATTAGGACTTTCATACCGAAACTGAGTTCGTTCCCATTTTTTTTAAGTATGGGTGAGGGCACTGGACGCTTGATTATCCTGAATGGCTGACTAGAGTGTTTACCAGGACACCCACCAGCGCAGCAACCGGATGGACATGGGATCACACTGGAACCCCGTCTCACACCACAGAATTGTTCCTTCTTGGGATTTTTTACATCATCATACGCGTAACACCTACATTCGTCGATAACGTTGCAGATCATATTATTATATCACGATATATTAATGGATGAAAAAAGTTATTCGAAAGTTGCCATTGACAAGTTCATGAACGAAAATTTATTGTTCAAAGATGAAAAATTGGAGAAATATTTCAACAGGAACGAACAGAGGGACTTAACTAAATTTAGATCTCAGGTTCACCAAAAGTTTTCTAATAAAACTTTCGAAAATATCATATATGTCTTGGTGACAGATTCCATTCGCGATATAATACTCAATACGATAAGTGAAATCACGGAAAAATTCAAAGCATCTGGTGATCTTATCGTGAGTGGTGGTGAAGCGTTCAACTTATATGTTGATTTTAATGACAGAATCATCACGAGTGATATAGACGCAAAATTCGTTCCCCGTATTCGAGCAGACACCAAGTATTTCGGTAAACTCCAAGCACTAAAATTGCTACTATGGGACGAACTTGGTAAGCAGGCGAAAAAGCTAAATACACGAGTTAAAAATCGTTTGAATGCGATGCGTTCTAGGTACCCCAAGGTGTTCAAATTCTTAGGTGTCGGTTTCAAGAATTCCGGTCCATACGTAACTAGGAGATATACACTCATAAAAAAGAAGAAAACAGGCGACACGAATAACCCAGGGAAGGGTGACGTTTTCATCGACGTCGAGTTATTCGCGTTGGACCTGAATATTAGATTCTTCTCACCCGAGAGTGGTAGAATTACGGATAATACCATGGGTGGTATACTCGACATTCCATTCATGAGACCTAAAGAGTTTGGATATGAAGTTGCTCAAACTAAACTCAAAGGGATCGTGTACCGAAATCCACTTTCTGGTAAAATCATAAATAATCAGAAAATATACATCGCGAGTAAAGAGTTCCTGATCGAAGACATTTATCTCATGCATAAACTCAAACTTCGCCCAGAGAAAAAAGAAAAGGATAGACGTCGTCTCCTAAAACTCAGTCAACTTTTTAGCAAAAATATCACAGCGAGCGACACAATAGATGATATATACAAAAAGGTTAGGGGTAAATTGAGTCTAAAGACATCTAAACCAAGGAAATCAACAGGGAGTGTAAATGTCAGTAAAGCGAGGAAGGTGAACCCAAATAATTACAAAAATTACACGACAGAACCATCCAAGGAACGCATTTCTAAACAAATCGTACATGGACTGAAGCCACTGATAAATAACACTAAAGTAGAAGGTTACGAAAATTCCCATGGAAACAAAAGATTCAACTTGAATAAACTCAAGTGGGTAAAAGAGTCAAACCAGGCGTACGTGAAAAACGAAGTTTCACTCAGACCGAAGCAGGCGATTAATATACCCAAAAACATAAACACCACGAAGACATTGTATGGTTACAACCCAAATCGGGATAAGTGGATAAATAAAGATGTTTTAAACGCCGCCGCGGCTATACCCTTTATTGGTTTAAAGAATTAATGAGTAAACCTACTATAATGTTTTACAGTTCCCCAGCCAAAGGTGACGATGGTCTTTATTTCGTGAAGGCTTCCAATGACGATAAGACTAAATGTCTTGTGCAATTGAATGATGTCACAGTATCGGAAGTTTCAGGCGAGTTAGTTTTCGACGTCACCTCAGAGGAGAAAATTACAGGGGTCGAATCCATGAACCTCTTAGCCGCGCAAGATAACTGTGAAGAATGGTTCGGTAAAAAACTTTCAGAGGTTGTTCTTAGTTCCGCGTACCAGAGCGTCTTGTCCGGTGGGCAGATGTCAGCTGATATCATCACCGAACCCAAGGTTCTCGTATACAACAAGAACCAGGAACCCCTCGACCTTGAAATTGTTCAGCCGGGTAAGAAGTGTGACCTCTTACTGGAATTCGCTGGTATCTGGTTCGCGAAGAAGGCTTTCGGTGGAAATTGGAATGTTGTCCAGATTAGGGTTCACGAGGATCCCATTGTGGAAGATCCTATCAGTGATGTTTACCCAGAGCAATATGCATTTGTAGATGAACAATAAAAAAAAGTGTTACTACTATATAAACTATCATGAAGGGTCGCACTCAGCAAATCTTAATGATCGCCGCCGTGGCTGTTGTGGTCTACCTATTGTTTGCTATGAACGGTCGCTCTAATTATTCTATCAAAGAGAGGGAGTACAGTGTGTTTGGCACAGCCCCTTCTACCGGTCCATCCACTGCGTCTATGGGTATGAAGAAGGGTACCGGGCTCGCCTCCTCCCTCCTCCCCCGTGAAGTTGCTTCCAAGGAAGACTTTGGTCAGTTTGCCCCAGAAGAAATCCTCAAGGGACAGAACTTCCTCGAGCCCCGTAAGCAGATCGGTTACCCCGAGACCATCGGTGGTGCCCTCCGCAACGCCAACCAGCAGATCCGCAAGGACCCCCCTAACCCCAAGGCGCCTTTCGTCTGGAACAATTCCACCATTGTCGCTGATACCATGCAGCGTGGTTTGTGTGCTTAAAGATTAGGTAATAATACTATTAAATAATGTCTTCTGTTTCAAATGAACTATCTGAGAGTGTTTCTAAGCTCGTAGATCTCACCAAACAACTCTCTGAAGCTAAATCTGACATTAAGGTTCTTAACCAAGAAGAAAAACGATTGAAAGAAAAAGTCAAACAGCATATGGTTTCCCAGGGTATTGATACGATCAACCTCAGGAAGGGTAAGATCAGCATCCGTAAAAGTATCAGGAAAGCCGGTATGAACAAGGATGCCATCAAAGAGGGTCTGATGACATTTTTTGGTGGAGATGAGACTAAGGTCGAAGGAGCTCTAAATGCCATTAAGGATGGACTTAAAACGAAAGAGTCTACCTCTCTTTCGCTAACTGGTATAAAGGATAAACCCGAGAAAGAGAATAAGTAAAGCACGATGGTCTGGAGCCAATACGTTGACGAAGCGACTATCGGCTTTGATGCCTACATCAGTGATGATGATGATTATAATGAACACACTCCTCTGAATATCGAAGACTGGGAAGTCGAATACTCAGATGAATTACATATGATGTGGAACAAGATTGATACTCTCTTGTATGACGCCCACATCACACACTCAGGGAAGTTTTGCGACTTTGTTGAATTCTGTTACATAGAACATGATTCCCCTCAGGAAAGAGTCACTTGGGAATACCAAGAACAGACTAAATGGTATGAGGAACGTCTGGCTCATATTTGGAAATATGTCAGGCGTACAGTGAATGATAATGGTCTCCATGAAGAGATGATGCGGGGTGCCACTTTTAACGATTTCCTAGATTACGCTAAAAATTATATGTGTATATTGTAAATGCTTCCCGATATCACCTCACAAAAGGTTGCTATACCGGCAGCGCTTTTTATCGCGCTGAGTCCCGGTCTTCTTCTCAAGACCGACGGCTCAAAAATCGAATACACAACCCAAACTACAGACCAAATGTCTGTATTCTTCCACGCGCTCGTATTCTTCATGGTATACAGTCTGGTCGCAAAGGTGCTGGGTCTCGTACTCACACAGACGGATCTCATCGTGACCACGTCTCTCTTTATCGCACTAAGCCCTGGTATTCTCCTCACTCTACCTCCCGGGTCCGGGGGGGTCTACATGTCCGGACAGACCAGTATCGAATCGATGATGACACACACAGTCGTATTCGCCGTGGTATTTGCGCTTTTACGTCGTCAATTTCCTCAATTCTATTAAGTAAGAAGATGAAGTATCTCGTGTTAGGACCGGCGTCTATGGGGATATTTTCACTCGTGGGATGCTTGAAAGCGCGTGAATCTTCACTCGCAGATGTGAAGGAAATTTCAGGGTCATCCGCTGGTGCGATATTAACACTATTTTTAGCCATGGGGATGTCGATAGATGAAATCATGGATGCATGTATCGATCTAAATGTCCCTAACTACGTCAAGATACGATTAGGAACATTTTTTACTAAATTTGGTTTTGTATCGATGGATCCAATACGTAAAAAATTAGTAAAAATATGCGGATCTGATCCAACGTTCGCGGAAATCACCATGAAAGTGTACATCGCAGCGTACTGTTTAAATACATCAGAAACTGTATATTTTTCGAGGGATACACACCCAGACATGAAAATCATAGATGCAGTCTGTATGAGTATGGCGGTACCGTTTATTTTTTCATGTGGAAAATACGACGGATTCATGTACGTAGATGGGGCAACAAAAGAAGAATATCCACTCACACCGTTTATGGATAAAAAGCCACATGAAATCACCTGTATACAGGTTAGGACTGCTACGATATTTCACGAAAGTATAGATACACCCAAACAATTTGTAGATATTCTCGTTCGTTCTGCACTTTCCAACAGGGTAACGTATGATATACCGATTGACCTCGTGAACATAAATGTTGGCGATACAGATGTGTTTAATTTCAACATGTCATATGAAGAAAAAGTAAAATTATATAATTTGGGATACTCATCTCGATAATACTTTTTTTGTTAGTTTAATATAAATGATTGAAGTGTGCGATTCAGACGCTGATATAGAAACCCTCAGAAAGATGATAAAAATGCAAGCTGGGGAAGATCTTAAACTCACAAGGAAACAAATGTGCGATGCATATGATAATATACATGCCAGTAAGTTACCTCTACCACCCCTTGTTATGACGTCTGATCGAACGTATTTACTCGACAGAGCAAGTCCTCTGAAACATATGGAGTATGAACTCCTCTTCGATTCTTCAACCAAACGGGTAGACCTGAAACGAATTGCTCGTAAAGTTGGTCTCACATCTCAAATTGAACAGATGACCAAAAAACAACTGACTGACGCCATTGGTAAGCGTCTCAGGTATTTGAAAGTTCATGAGCCAGTGAAACTCGTAACCAAACGTCTCGTTGTAAAAAAAGAATCAAATATGAACAACACAGCAGTGAACAACACAGCAGTGAACAACACAGCAGTGAACAACACAGCAGTGAACAACACAGCAGTGAACAACACAGCAGTGAACAACACAGCAGTGAACTCGAACGCCAACCGTTACAACAACACAGCAGTGAACTCGAACGCCAACCGTTACAACAACACAGCAGTGAACTCGAACGCCAACCGTTACAACAACACAGCAGTGAATGTAAATTCTGGGACAGTGAACGTTTCCGGTAATAAACCGGGTGTGAAATTACAAACCAATATTTTCGGTGGACCCCCTACGATAGTTTTCCCAAAACGACTCTCGTTCAAGCCGACGGTTGTTGCTTCTAAGACTAACTCTGGAAGTCAAATGAATGATAGTACCGGTACCAACTCTAGGAGTCAAACGAGCTTTAACAATATCGCCACTTCTACTGGTACCAACGCGGGTCCCACCCCAACTCAATTTGGGAATGGTTTCAAGAAGAAGCCTTCTTTCCTTGCTGCTGGTCCCGCCGCTCCAGGTATCAATGCGATCAGGGCTAAGCAAAGTTCCTTTGCGAACAAGATAGCGACAAAATCCACCAATGCCGCCGCTGCTAATGGTCCCAAGAAACCTGGTATGTTTAATTGGATGTCTAAGAAGAAGAATGTGTCTGCCGCGGGTGCTGCCGCTGGTGCTGCCGCTGCGGGTGCTACTGTGGCTGCTGCTGCCGCCAATGCTCCTAAGAAGTGTGGAATGATGAACCGAATGATGGGTAGGTGCAAGAAAAATGTCGCTACCGGTACAAATACTGTTAACACCGGAGTGGGCACCAATAACCAAGCTGGTACGACTAACATGGGAGCTGGCACCAATAACCAAGCTGGTACGACTAACACCGGAGTGGGTACCAACAACCAAGCTGGTACGACTAACATGGGAGTGGGTACCAACAACCAACCAAGCATATTTAACGCTCTAACTGGTGGTAACAAACCGAAAAATACTAACACTGGGGTGGGTACCAACAACCAACCAAGCATATTTAACGCTCTAACTGGTGGTAACAAACCGAAAAATACTAACACCGGAGTGGGTACCAACAACCAACCCAGTATATTTAACGCTCTAACTGGTGGTAACAAACCGAAAAATACTAACAATGATATTAACTATGTAGCCAATAAAATTATGAATGAAGTCAATAAAGATGTCCGATCTAAATTGCGAAACAATGGTGATGATGCTATTTTGAAAAGCGTATCCGATGATATACTTGACGATTTATTGAAAAAAGATATCACAAACCGAGTGAACGCTATGAGCCGAGTGAACTCTATGAACCGAGTGAACGCTGTGAACCGAGTGAACGCTGTGAACCGAGTGAACGCTGTGAACCGAGTGAACGCTGTGAACCGAGTGAACGCTGTGAACCGAGTGAACGCTGTGAACCGAGTGAACGCTATGAAGGTTCGTACCAGTGTGGTGAATGATATAATGAATCAATTAATAAAGAAAGACATCACCCCATCTATAAATAAACGAGTATCCAACCCTAAAGTGAACATCACTGGTGATGTAATTGATGTAGTTATGAAGGGTGTTAAATCCGAAATCACAAATGTTTCGAACAACAAGAAAGATATTAATTTCGTAGAGAATAAGATTCTTAATCGACTCACACAGAATGTCAAAACAAACATCAACAATGGTGTCTCCAAGACTACCAGGAAAGATGGTCCGCGACCCAAAAATGTTTCGAACAACAAGAAAGAGATTGATTTCGTAGCGAATAAGATTCTTAATCGACTCACACAGAATGTCAAAACAAACATCAACAATGGTGTCTCCAAGACTACCAGGAAAGGTGGGCGTGCGGCTGAGCCCAACAAAAACAATGTATTTGAGAACGCGTCTAACAAGACGTTTAAAATCAACAATAATGTAAAAATGATGAACAACCCCTTATTTAATAACAACAACGGTGAAATTTCAGCCTCATCCCTCACTAAAAATAACATTAAAAAAAGTGTGAACAACATCCCCGAAGAAGTTGAAAAACAGGAAAACGTGGTACGCAACATGGTAACGAATCTTAACTCCGAGCGAAACAGGATCAAGAATAAAGTTACAAAGGAATTGAATTTGAGACCCGACAACACCGGAGTTTTCAGTGAAAGACGTGGCTTAGACCGGGGTCGTATAGGTCAATGGGCGAAAGAGTTGAGAGAAGCTGATACGATCGATAATTTGAAAAACATAGAAAGCAAACTGAACCAAAAGGCGGAACTTCGCAAAAATATAGAAAACAAGTACACGAGGATGGGTCTCACTAAAGTCGAAAAGATGGACCATCGTAGAAAAGTGGTACAATTTGCGAACAACGCGAATGCTCGGCGTACGCTTGTAGAAATTCAGGTGAAGAATAAGAAGAGTAACAATAACAATACAAACTCTGTGATATCTAACTACAACTCAAATGTAAATTCGAATGAACCTAATAAGAAGATGAAGTATGGATCCCGAGAGAATTTCATCAATGCTAAAAAGGTTGAACTCCGGGACTTGGCAAAGGGTACGCGTACAAATTTTAGTAGAAATATCAACCGTTTGGAAAATCGAACAAACGTGGCGAAACTTCGTGGGCGGATCGAAGGAGCGATTCTTAGAAACGAACCCAAGAATAGCCGCCAGCGTTCCGAACGTCGGGTCGATAACAGGGCTTTACTGAAAAAACTGAAGAAGGATGTAAAGAAAAAGACCCCCGGGCTTAGCCCGGCTAAGATAAATGCCGAGGCTAGACGATTGTTTCGAAGCCTAAGTGAAAAGTAATACTTAATAAAGTATCTTAAAATGAATGAATATGACGACTGTACCGTGACTACCGACATGCCTCTCAGCGACGAGGTTGCCGATTTCATCGAAAAGGGTCTTAATGGGGATGTGGATGTGAAGGAGTGGTGTGATAATAACCTCGATAATATCGCAGAGATATATGAGAAGTACGGGCATTCGTACATGTCATATAGGGATGCGGAATTGGTGTTGGTATTTGCGAAAACCTTGTACGAGAATAAGATTTCAGACGCACGCGAAAAGTTGTCTCTATTTGTAGCGTGTCAAGATTAGATTGTAATTTAAAGAAATAAACTTCCTTTAAGTTAATGAATATATGCGATGTATGTTGTGAAAAAATTAACAAGATAAATCACAAAGAAGTTAAGTGTCCTTTTTGTGATTTAACAAGTTGTCGTTCATGTTCACAAAAGTATCTTCTTTCAACTTTCGAAGATCCTCATTGTATGGGGTGTAAGACTCGTTGGAACCGTGAATTTGTGGATTCATTTTGTACAAAGTATTTTCGAAATGTTGATTTGAAGCGTCATAGGGAAAATGTACTGTTCGAACGGGAAAAGGCTCTCATGCCCCAAACACAGGTAGAAGTTGAGAGGGTGCTCGAGATACAGAGGCTTCGACGTGAAGCAAGTGAACTCCGTAAATCCTTAATCGATCTGTACGAGATACACCGGATATCGTACCCGATTACAAATGAGGTATTCTTACGACACCCGGAAATATTAACAATACATAACGAGTTGGAAGAAGTGTATGTTAAAGTCGAAGAATTAAGGAATCGTGGTCAACTAAATGTGAATACTCAAATAAAATTTACACGTAAGTGTCCAATTGAGGAATGTAAAGGATTCCTAAACGAAGAGTTTTTCTGTGGTTTGTGTCGTAATAACTTTTGTAAAGATTGTTTAGAACCTCTTGGAGATGACCACACATGTGATCCACGGGTTGTAAAAACGATGAAGTTGTTAAATCGAGATAGTAAATCATGTCCCAAATGTGGAACAGTCATATACAAATCTAGTGGGTGTTCACAGATGTGGTGTATCAACTGTCACACGGCGTTCGATTGGAGATCTGGTGAAATCGCGACTGGGCGTATACATAATCCACATTTTATCGAATTTAAGAGGAAAGGGGGTGTGAGCAGGGAACATGGAGATATCCCGTGCGGTGGTATACCAACATACAGGGAACTACGCCAAGCCGAAGCATCCGACGATTTACTGAATCTATCAACCTATATATTTTATGCGGATAGGGAAAATGCGTATATTGACCTGGAACCCATTGATAACTTAAATGCCCGCGTCGCGTATATGCTCAATCATCTCGATGAAAAAGAGTTTAAAATATTTTTACAGAGACAGGAGAAATATAAGGATAAGATGAGGGACATATCACATATATTCGAAATGTTGACCCATACCGGTGGGGATCTCCTTCGCCAATATATACTCGAACCATCACGACAACCGGAAATCATAGACTTATTATCAAAAATATTAGTGTATGGAAATGAAATTTTTGAAACAATACGGAAACGATATAATTGTGTATTACCAAAAAATTTATATTTCTAAATAATAAGATGAATGATAGTTTGATCATACTCATACTGGCTCTCATCTTTTTGTATATGTTACCAAGGTACCCCGAGCCAACGTTGATCGAGAATTTTATTACAGAACAGGAACGAAGACATATCATACAAGAAGCATCTGGGAAACTTGAACCGTCAACCATCTCAGCGGATAAGAAGATTGACACGAGCTTTCGTAAGAGTGATACAGCATGGTTGGGTAGAGATGATAAAATTGTGGATACCGTGATGAGAAAATGTCTGAAATACACCGACAGACCCATAGATAATTATGAGAAACTCCAGGTTGTTAGGTACAAAGCTGGTGGATACTATAAACCTCACCAAGATGCATTCGCTAACGAGGAGAACATGCGGGTGTATACATTCATACTCGCAT